TACCGTTTTTCTTCATGTTAGCGCGAGTCCATAGATATATTTATAATCCGATGATAGTCAAAGGGTCGCTGAATACAGTTGCAACTCCAGTTGTGGTATCCAATGTTACTCTATTGCTTTCTAAATTTAAACGAGTCATATTACCTAGGTTAGTTCCATCGCTGGAAATACCCACTTGACTAGATCCGTTTACTGAACTTAAAAGTCTAGGCATTAGTTTGCAGTCTCCAAGACTGAGAGAAGAATTTTAAGTGTTGTACCTGCACCAGCACTTGCTTTAAATGAATCGTTTGTTTCTAGAACTAACTTTCCATCTAGAGGGATATATGCATCGTTTACAGGAACGTTTGCAGCATTGATGATTTCTGTTTCTGTTCCAGATCTCACATGTTTACATGTGACCGTAGTTGTCGAAGAACCATAATTGGTAATATGGGCATACAGGATAATTCCAGTATAACCTGCGGGAGCAGTATATATCGTTTGATCACTGGTCGTCAAAATTGCAGTTTCAGTTTGAAATCTGTTAAGTGCTAATTGTGCCATTTAACTGAGTGCTAGGATAAAGGGTGTTATTTCTGAGAACAAACTCTTGGAAAATGCTCTTCCACTAATAGTTCCTGTTGCTTGGTTGATCTGAAGATCATCACCAATTCTAAAGTTACCTGCTTGGTCTGTGCTGGTATATATTACTCTTCCACCATTTTGACTTACAACTTCATTTGCTTGAATGGTAACTCCACCTCGTTTTGGCGTTGCTAAGGTAATAGTATTACCAGAACCAATATATTCAAATGTGTGAGAACTTGCAACAATTTTACTTTGTTGAAAGAAATATGATGTAGAACCAACCCCTACAGTATTGATAAGATTTTCTGCAAGTGTTAATGTAGTAATTCCAGAGACGATGGGTGTAGCACTATTTATTGTATAATAGATATCTGCCATATTGGCAGTTGCAGTAGCAGTGCTTATTCCGCTCTGAGGTCCAGAAATAGTAATTGAAGGTGTAGAGGTATATTGACTTCCACTACTAATGATAGAAATTTCTGTTACAGCACCATTTTCAATAGTAGCAAACGCCGATGCAGTTTCTCCACTTGGACCTGTAGGTGCATCAATCGTAACTGTTGGTGCTTGGGTATATCCAGTTCCACCAGAACCAACAGTGATACTTTCAATAGACTTAAATAGTTGATCAAAATAAACCACTTGACCATCATAAGGTCTTGTAGTTGAAGACCCAACATTGATAGTTACATTATCTTGACCTGCAGTAGCAGAAGAAGTAACAATTCCAGTAAATTGCTGGGGACTTACACCATCAGCAACTAATCCTTGAGTTCCAAAACTGCAGTTACTATTTGCTAAATCTGCTTGTCCACCTTTATGAACTGTGATTGCTTTGTCGCAACAAATAGTAAATACGGAAACTAACTGTGCGTAACCTTCATTGGTAACTGCAACACCAACACCACCCTGATTATATTGGGTGAAGGCATCAACATTCATAGATTTAGTTTTTTCTGCTTTATTTCCATCAATAAAGATACCTGTTCCAGTAGTCGTATCACTGGTACAGTTTTGAATATAAGGACCTTTCCATTTACCACCGCCAACGTTAGTTGCTATTCCAGTTGGGAAAGCAACAGCAGCAGCAGGAGCAACATGACCAGAGAACGTCATGTTTGCAAGTTTACATGCTTTATTGACGTGGAAAATATCACTTGTGGGTGTGCTTGGTAAGACCTTGACAGTTCTTAAATCATCCCCAACAACAGCAGTAAAAGCAGGGAGGGTAATTGGATTTGCCTCTACGTAGTTACCCGATAAAACTTTAATTACTGTGCCAGACTGAGCAATAGAAACTGCGCTTTTAATTGTAAGTTTTGCATTATCAATAGAAGTTCCGTTATTAGTGTCAATACCATCTTTAGCAACATAAAGAACATTTGGTGCAGAGTTAATGCCAGTTGCAGCAGCATTAAGGGTAACGTTATCACCAAGAATGACCTCAGAGTTAGTAATCGTAACTATACCAACACTTACTGTATTGTTATCACCATCAATCGTAACAGAAGCAGTACCAACTGTCAGAATTCCCGTGATTCTTGCATCACCTCTAACTAATAGTGCTGTTGTTGCAGTTCCCGCATTTACTTCGATTCCACTTCTAAAGGTGCTAAGACCAAGAGAATCAACATTTTTTACATCTTCATAGGTGATTGTTCCAGCAACGTTGACGTTTGTTGCTTCAATATCACCTGCAACGAATAGTGCAACACCCGACTTAGCAGTTGTGGTTCCAATACCAACATTCTTAGTAGTGCTGATTCCGATGGTGTTAGATGCCCATGTTCCACCTGCACCAACACCACCAGCTTCTTCTGGTTTCCACTTATTTGATGCACTATTCCATTTAAGGACATATCCATCCTCTAATCCTGAGATATCTACGTCATCAAGGTCTTTGATGAATCCTGCACCACCACCACCGATAGATCCAAGTTGATATTGTACTCTTTCTACAAATCTTTTATAATGTTGTTGCAATTGATCTAGAGTAACAAAATTCTGATCTAGAGGAGTTAATGGATCAGAATTTTTTGTATCAGGGGGATCTTCTCCAAGGGGAACATTGGTTTCTGCTAAAAGTTTTTGCTCCTCTTGCAGTTGGTTTTGGGTGGACTTAATATCCTCAATAATCTTTCTTAAACCCTTGATATCAGACTTCACATAATCAATATCTTCATCATAATACTTGACTTCTGGAATACCAGTAATCTGTTCCTTTAAGTCAGTAAAATAGTTCAGAAGTAACTCATCAGTTTTTACACTAGATTCATTAACTTCTTTGAGTCTCTTGTCGAGATTGTCCTTAAGATTATTATATTCCCCAAGAATTTGTTTCTTGAGTTTACGATCATCATCTTTGAACGTTTTATGATATTCCCAGATCTTCATAGATGAAGATCTCAACTCCTTCCAAATCTTACCTTTTTCTTCCTCTAGTTTATTATCAAGATCTTTTACTTCAGTGCCAAACTGTACTCTGTTTTCAAAGTGTTTAACTTCATTTTCTTCAGATACCTTTTTTAACTCGATGGAAACACTTTCTTCTAAGGTATCAATAGCATCATTGACCTTTACAAAATCCTCATCAATGACACTAAAAGTTTTCCCTATCCAGGAAAAATCTGGGACTTCATTTATTTCATTGACCCATTTGGGAAATTTTGGGATTGATGCTTTTACTTCATCAATAGCCCCACAAATTGCCTCAATCTCAGCATCATAATATTTTACTTCTGGTAAGTTAACTACATCAGTTTGAAGACTATCAATTCTATCTTCAATGGAGTTTACCTGTTCATCATAATATTTGACTTCTGGAAGATCTTTAATCTGTTCTCTTACGAGATCAATCTGACTACATATTGCTTCTACTTCTTTATCGTAATACTTGACTTCTGGAAGTTGAGAAATCTGTTCTGCAAGATCTTCAAGTTCTCTATCATAATATTTAACTTCTGGAATGTCTGGGATGTCTTTTCTAACATCATTAATCAGACGAATTAATTCTGGAAATGGTGGGATAATATCCTTTACTTCTGCAAACGCATTTCCGTCAGCATCTTCTATAGTAACAGTTTCTTCGCTTATTACTTCTTCTTCAATAAAATCTTCTACAGAAGGGAGTTCCTCTGCGTTCTCTTCTGTAATATAATCTTCTACTGATGGGAGACTTTCATCTCCACTAAAATCCTCGTATGAGGGCAAATCCTTTGACATTTTATTAGTACATTAATACTTCGGGATTTCTCTCCCTTCCAATTTATTTAGGATCCTCTTTAAGTCCATCTTTTAGCATTTTTGCCAAGTCTGCAGTAGACCCAACAAATAAAGCGTTGTTGACGGTTGATGGTCCTTTGATCTTATCCTCTGCTTCTACGTCTTTAAGTTTCTTTTGAAGATCTAATAGTTTATCTGTAGCATCAGCAACGTTTTTAATTAACTGACCTGCAACTTCATATGCCCTTGGCATTTCACTTTCTTGTGCAAGTTCAAGAACACCGTTTAATGCCTCTTGTCCTTTTTCTATAATAGAGTAAAGATTACCTCTAGTATATTCATAATCTTTTTTGATATCATCAACACCTTCCTTTACTTTTTCAATTTTATCTCTAATTACTTCTGGTTGAACAACATCACCCGAGTCTGAAGTGTCAAAAGTCTCGTTGAGTTTGTTAAAGTTTTTTGTCATAACCATCAGAATGTACCATCAAAACCAAAGTCATCACCAGATTCGACAAGTGCATTATCAGCAGGAGTAATTTTCTTAATATCTGCACCATTGACATGCGATGCTGCTATTGTATTATCCTCTCCACGTCTAACTGTTAATTTATTACCAGTAACAGATTTAATGTAAATTTCTTCATCACCAATATTGATATAAGAATCAGCAATAAGTCCACTTGCATCAGCGACTTCAATGTAAATTGATTTGGCAGTAATATCTCCCGCAAGAGTAGTTTCAATATCTCCTGTATAATTTTTGATTGCTCTTGGTGTAGCAGAGTAAGACATTTCTCTTGATGCACTTGAGGAATCTTTGCCAGTAAGATAACTGACAGTTGCCTTTTTGATGATATCTTTGGAAACCTTGGTGGAAGGTCCAAACATATAAGTTTTTGCAGTAAATCTCAAAGTATAAAGAAGAACTCTTCTTGAACTAAAGTCTCCTTCGTATTCATCGGACATTGTAATATTTTCTAATACTACAGGAATATCTCTTTTTTCTTGTAATGCTTCTACTAATTCTACAGATAAATTATATGCTGGTTGAAAATATGGTAAAATTTGCTCTACAATCTGAAGTGCATCATCATTTAATTTTGCCATGATGCTCAACTCAAATGCCATATTATATGGAACTGGCATGTAAGATTTCTTTGTCTCAGATCCATCATTAGGATCCTTTACCTTAAAGGTTTGAGTTGTCGTTACTTTTCTAGCTGGATCATATGTTAATCCAGTAAACTCAAACGACATCCTTGGCAACGTAATGGCAAAGGGTTTGTTTAAATCTGGAGATTGCTCTAATCTTGCAAGAAATTTTTGAGTAGGACCGTATGAAAGAGGAACTTTGATAACACTAAACACATCATCATCAGAATCAGACTTCTTAATTGAAATATTGTTAAAAAGTGTACCAAAAGATATGATGGTTCTTCTCAATATTTCGTTGTAAAAATATTCAAACATAGTTTAATCCTACAAATCTTGACACTATTGTGTGTTTTTATTTAGGGAGTGCCGAAAGGATTCTGCTCAGAGAAGTCTAAAATAGAATCTGCTTCAGTTTCTATATTAATATTATCAGCAAATCCATCATCGACAGGTTGAATATCTACCACTCTGAGTGCATAAGAAGCACCAGAAGTAGATCCAACTATGTTCTCTCCAGGTGTAAATTCCCCATCAACAGTGCCAAGTTTAAGAACGTTTGTAGTAGAGTTCCAGGTTCTAACTCTACCAGTTGTTCCAGTGACAGAACCTGTAACGATTTCGTTAAAGGCAAATGTTCCTGATCCAGTTTCTTCTGGAGCAGCAATAGTGATGGTAGGAGCAACTGTATATGCCAAACCAGAATTAGTGATGTGAATAGCAGAGATGGTGCCAGCAGCACTGACAATCGCCGTTGCAGCAGCAGATACACTAGATACCCCTGTGAATGTAATCGCTGGATTTTCTGTATATCCGCCACCACCAGAAGTAACCGTGATGATACCAACAACACCATCACCGATAGTTGTGGTCGCAGCAGCACCAACACCATTAGTTCCACCACCGTTAAACGTAACAGAAGGAGATATAGTGTATCCTGCACCAGAATTTACAACGTTAACTGCCTGAACAGATTGATCTTTAGGATTAACATTCAAATTGCATACGTTAATACCACCAATCATGGTAGCAATACCTACAGCAGTTGTTCCCCCTACTGGAGCAGAAGATACGCCAACTGTAGGAATGCTACTATAACCACCACCTCTATTGGTAACAGTGAAGAATCTTACACCACCATTAAATATTGCTGCTGTTGCTGTAGCACTGGAAGCAGCACCTACAAGAGTAAGTGTTTGAGTTGGTCCTTGAATAGTATTAATACCATTATTAATACCATCATCAGTTAGACCATCATAATTTTCACCAATTAAATTATTATCAACATCCTCAATACCAGTCGCAATAACTTC